TGTAACGCTCGCGGGCTTTGTAGCGGCTGTTGCCTGTATCGAAGTCAGCATCCATCGAAGTCGCCATTGGCGCACGAGTGAAGTGCTTCAGACCGTTTGGTACGTCAGTCATCAAGAACCAAGCATTGGTATCTGTCAGATAGTGGTTGATCGCATAGCCTTCAGGGATTGACCCATTATTGCGAATTGCGTTCAAATCGTTATCGGCTGTGCCGACACGACCTTCTGTCTCTAGGAGACGAGTTGCCACAAACTGTAGTGCTGGTGGGATGATTAACTTACGTGGTTGTGATGCAATCAACAAGCTACGCTCGTCAGTCCAACCTGCAATCTGAATAACAGCCGCTTCCAAAGAAGTTTCGTTAAGATCAGCCGCAACTGCGGGACGGTTTGAGTTAGTGCCACCAGAAACAAGTGGATGCGCGGTTGAACACAACGGAACGCCATCACCATATGTGGTGCCTGCGGCGAACGCGTTATTCAAGATAGCCGCGGCTTTAACTTGTTTGGTGTACGCCATCGCACGAGCAAGTGCTTTAGTATAACGAGATGACAGTGAGTCATACAGGTTATCTTCAATAGCTTCCTCAGTAATTGAGAAACCCATTGCCACTGTTTCGTGTGTATAGCGAGCAGACCACGCCTCTTGAGCATTGTCATATTCGATGGCAGAGCCTTCGTCTTTGACAGGTGCCGCTGAGAAACCCGATAATTTTGTTTCTTCCTCAAAGGAACGATCCGATGATTCAGTTTCAAAAATTTCGGCGTGTTCTTCACCGTATTTTGCGTATTCCATTCCAAACAATGCGTTTAGGCCGGGGAGCAGCTCTTTAAGTAGCTGGGCGCGTGATATAGCCATTAGTTAATCTCCTTATACGCCAGTGGTGTTGTTATACTGGTGACCTGCGTTCCATTTAACGTAGGCTTCAGTGTAACCACCACTTGAGTTTTTGGTCTCTTCAACCAAACCGATGATACGGAACGGCAACGTGCTAGTAGTTGCTGACGTATCAGAAATAGCACCACGCGAGTTACCCGAAGCCGAGTCACCTGCGTTGTCTACGCCTGCTACGTTTGCGCCGATATCGGTTATCGCTAGATCACCAATAGTTGTACCTGAAGAAACAACAGCGGCTTTGAACAATAAGTCAGTAGCATCTGCTACATAAGCCTCAATGTCACTTGCAACTGTGCCTGCAGGATAAGATTGGCTGTATAACTCATAACCCAAATTTGGATCAGTGTATTTACAACCCATGAAAACACCAACAGGTGTCATTGCAGCATCGAACGCGTCGCGCTCAATGGTGCCTCCGGTAACTAGTGCAACGGCATCACCAAAGAAAATACTAGTAGCGTAACCGCTAGCAATACTCATGTGGCGATAGACGCCCCCAACAAAGGGAACACCGCTCAATAGTTTAACCGGAACCAGACCATAAGGTCCGCTAACAGTAGGATAAGCCATCTAAAAGCTCCTAAGATTAAGTTCCTGTACCAAAAGTAACCTTCGTTTTCCGTTCATTGAACAGAGGCATACGAGGGTCATTTTCTCTCATAAGGTTGTTGTCAACAGAACGCATCTGAGCCTGTGCCTGATCGTTGTAATAGGCATTTCGCTCTTCGACTAGTTCCTTTGGAGCCTTACACAACATCAAACCACCGATGACTACGTTGTCCTTAAAGCGTTCTTGCTCAATGGCAACCATGGTAATCTCTGGATGATCTGCTGCCTTTACAGGCTCCCAACCTTCTCTAAGTTTTGAAGAAACATTGGTGGCATCTACTTGGCCCTGCGTGCTAACACGAACCCAGTGATAATCATAACCTGCCTCGGGAGTGGGAGATGGTAACACCTCGGGCCGCTGCCAAGACTTTTTACGAACAGTGCGTTCACGAGTTTCTAACTCGCGGTTAATGCGATTCTCAGCCATTTTGTTTCCTCATATCTATTGCAACCTGTTTGGCGTATTGTTCGGGGGTCAACCCTAACCGTTTAGCAATATGGACCTGCGTGCGTGTCAACGTCACTTTCTTGGGTGCTGTGCTCCGCGTTGCGGGGGCAACCACTTGGGTCTTCTTACGTTTTGGTTCGGCATCCTCAAAATTATTGGGGAAAACCTGACGCATACGAGAGTCAATCGTCTCGTAGTATTCATCACTCTGCGGGCTTACGCCCTGCTTGACAAGTTTATTATGCAACCCCAGCGCTAAACTTGTCATTTCATCGTCGCTTCCAAACCACGAATTGACTTTTTGCCAATCTGCGGCCCGTTCATCAACTTGTACTGCCGGGGCGGGCTGTTCTACCTGTGTTTGTACAGGTGTTTCTGTCTCCTGTAAAGCAGGTAATTTGAAGTTTGCTAACCTTTCAGACTTAATCTTAGCATTGGTTAGCTTTTCTTGTGCTTCTAACACTGCATCTGAGTCGCCAGATTCATACGCATCTTTATACGCACGCTTGGCTCCTTCTGTTTCTATCGCAGCATTTTTCTTAGCTTGTTCAAGTAACGCCGTCTGATTTTTGTTTACGTTACCTTTTAACTTTTTATTTTCTTCCATAAGCGTTTGGGTAACGCGCTCAAGTTCTTGACGCTCCCGTAGAGCTTCTTCTTTAGCTCTACGCTCATCATGGTAACCTTTACTGAAATGTTGGATACGTTTACGAACTTTGTCCGAATAGTCTTCCAACTCTTCATCAGTGACATCTGTGGGAGGTTCTGAAGCTTTGCGGCCACGATCAGCTTTCGGCGTATCGTCAACAACTTCAACCTCAAGTTCGTCATCATCAGTATCCACTTCACTCTCAGACTCAGAGTCTGAAACCTCAGTTCCACGGAAATCTTCTGCAGTTTTCTTGCCGGAGATATCAATCTCAACTGCGCTAGATTCTTCGATAGCCATCTTGCCGTCATCTTCATCATCAGGAAACTCAAATTCTACTTTTTGAAATGCCATGTCTATGCCCTCTGAATGCCACTAGGATCAGTTACTACAGCTTCTACTGAGTCATCGTTCATTAAACGATACTCAACGCCGCCGATGGTAAAGCGTGTTCCTGAGTTCATACGGAACATCACGAAATCACCTTCTTTACACCAAGGCCCGTCTGGAAAACGTTCCTTATCTGCGTACGCGCCAGCTCCCATATCAACGACAAGTCCAATAATAGACATTATATGGTCTTGAGTTTTAAGTTTTTCAGTTTTTAGTATAGACGACCCTTCAAATGTTTCTTCGGGTTGAGGTAAAGCTACAAGAATACGGTAGCCCACAGGACGTGGTAGTTGTAATTCTAATTCAGCATCGCTGATTTTAACTGCGTTTTCAGTCATCATCGTTTTCCATATAGTTTCGCGCAAGGTCTTCAATATACAATTTGGTGGCTTCGAGACCTCGAATTAAGCCAACAATCTCCCTGTAATTAGCATAGTCCTTTGCGGACCCTGCGTTCAGGAAACTTTGTGCAGACGAGATATCCCCGTCGATTTTATCTTTTAGCACGTCAAAGACGGTTTTTGCCATAATGTGTTACGACTCCTTTTTGGGTGTTTGCTGCTGCGCTGCCTGCGCCATTCGTGCAAGCTCAAGGTCAACCTTGTTCTCTTCTACACGTTTAGCAGTAAGGTCGCGGACACCTTGGCGTTTAGCATCAATAGCCAACTCAGCTTTGTCGATGTTGATTTGCTCTGATGCCATCTTAGCATCAATCATCATCTTTTGTTTTTTCAACATCATCTCAGCTTGTTTGATTTGCTGATCTGCTTGATCGTTTGCTGCTTTGCGTTGCTCTTCAGCTTGTTTGATTTGCAACTCGGCCTGTTTCATCTGTATGATTGGGTCTTGCTGTTGCTGTTGAGCTTTCTGTTGTGCTGCTTGCTTTTGGTTTGCCTGTGTAAGCTGCTTGCCTGCGTCTGCTACTAGACGAGACAGTTGTACCTCCATATCTTCTGGCAGCTCCTCGTTTGGAGCGGGTAGTGGTACGCCAAGCTTTTCTTCTATCTTCTGGCGATATGCAAAGCCAAGGTGTTCGGCAACATGCGCCTGTAGAGACGCCATAATTTGTTTTGCCTGCGGGTTCTGCCCGATCATCTGCGCCATCATCGGGTCTTGCATAAACGATGTATGGGTAGCGATATGTGCTTCGTGGTCTTGGTAGATAAACGCCTTCATCGGTTTACCAATCAACGCATCCATATTCTCGCTTATCGGATCGGTTGGTTTTGCGTCGTCCTTTGTAGGTACAAGCTTGTCCGCGTTCTTTACTCCCAACACTTCGATCATCTGCCTGTGTAACTGTGGGAGGTCGTAAATCTGTGGAGCCTGCGCTGACATTTGCAGAACTGTTTGATACTGCACTACCCGCTGGGCCATTGTAGAGTTGTTAGGATCGCTCACAGGGATCACATCAACCATCAGGTAGTCAGCCCGCTTGGCGCTCACTTCGCCTCTGTACGGGACGTATGCGTACTCTGTAGGGGCATACTCCGACATAATGGCTTTTAGGAGCTTAAACTCCTGCTTCATCGCGTAGTGCACACGGGCTTGCACCGCGGCCATTGGCTTTAATGTGCGTTCCAGAAGTGCCAGTGTTGTACCTACAGGAGCGTTAGCGGACATGTCAGAGATGTCCATGTCACTAATAGCGCCCAATCTACGACCTTCGGTAGTGATCTGGTTCAGTAGGGCTAGCAACGTCTGACTAGGTTCCTTATAGGGCAACGGCATGATGTTATCACGGATAGACCCTGACGGTACGTCTACGTCTTTGAACTCACCCGGATTGATCGGGGAGTCGTCTCCCTTGATACGCAGCCCACGCGACTTTAACCCACCGGGGAGATTCGATAGCGTACCCGCGTCAACAAGCTGTCGTATCAAGGAAGTTCCAGCACGGGCGTACCCACCAATAATGTGGATCAATCCAAGGCCATAAAACCCGAATCCCGGCACGTAAACATAGTGGACGAAGTGCTGTCGTTTGAGTGTGAGTGGGTCACCCTCCTCGTAGTTCCTACGGATCGCCAGCACTTCGCCACTGCCACGCTCAATAGTGACAACGTAGGGACGGGCAATCTCATCGTCGTCATCAATACCCTCAATAAGAAGGTCGGCGTGTATTTCATAAACAGCGTATCGGTCATCGTTTGTTAGAGAATAGCCACCATCTTCGGCTTTCTTCTCTTCAATGTCCGTGTGGTACGGTTCTGGCTCCCCAAGTTCTACATCTCTATAGAAACCTGCGGCCTGTAATTTCTTCAGTTCGTTTTTAGTCTTACGCATTACGTGTGTTACACGTTCTGCGGACTCGATATTTGACGCGCCATAAGGCACAATCACATCTTCTGCGGATATATAAATAGCTGCTTGACGCCCTAGATTGGGGTCAAAATACACCTTTTTAAAGGCTGAACCAGCCAAACCAAGGCTGTACAGTAGTCGTTCGTGCTCTGGACGATACTCAATCATATTCTCAGTGAGTTCGTAGTTCATGTCAGCCTTAACACGACCTGCGGCTTCTTCTTTTTC